ACAGATCAACTAAAATCTTCCTTTAAAGGTTTAATCACAACTACTGCTCAGAAGACAGCAGCTACCGCAACAGATACGGCAAGTGTAGTAGCAAATACGGGAGCAAATACAGCGCAGGCAGCAGCAACAAATGCATCTTCCCTAGCAAGTAAGGCAGCAGCAGTATCCTTAAAAGTTTTAAGGGGTGCTATGATTTCTCTGGGTATCCCTGCTTTGATTATCGGCTTAGTTGCGGTAGTTCAAAACTTCGGGGCTATCAAAGATGCAGTACTTAATGCCATTCCGGGCTTGGGAAAAATAGCCTCCACGATTGGGGGTTTAGTTCAGAATGTGACCGACTTTGTAGGTATCACTAGCAAGGCAAACCGTGAACTAGATGCGCTTACAAAAAGCACAGCAGCAAGAAATCAAACGATAGATACTCAAATCAAATTACTAACCGCTCAGGGCGGTAAGGAGAAAGAGATTTTTGAACTAAAGAAAAAGCAAACTACCCAAGAACTTCAGGACTTGATAGCCTCAGACAGGCTAGATGGAAAAACCACAGAAGAACGGCAGAAAAGAAGAACAGAACTCCTGAATAACCTAACCTTTGAAACTGCTGCATACAATAAAAAAGAAGCGGACGAAGCAAAGGCAGCAGCGGAAAAGCAGGCAGCAGAGGCGAAATCCAGAGCAGAAAAGGCAAAGGCTGAGCAGGAAAAAATTAATGCCGAAAAAGTAGAAGCAGAAAAAAAACGCTTAGAGGAAGAAAAAGAATTAAAAGAAAAAACGGCAGCAGAAGATACCGAATTCCAAAAGCGAATAAATGAGATCCTGCTTGAATCAAGACTTGCATCGATCAAAGATGAAAATGAAAAAGCCCGAGCGGAATTGATTGCTCAGCAGGAACAGGAACTTTTAGATCTAGCAGAAGATACAAAGCTTAGGGCAGATCAAAAACTAGCTATTCAAAAGCAGCTTGAGATTCGAAACAAAGAAGAACTCGATGCACTTGAATTATCCTTTGCAGAGGCGGATGCGATAAGAGAACTAGATAGGCTAGATCAACAAATGGCTAAAAATGAAGCCGATTTTAATATTGAAAGAAGTCTATTACAGGAAAAGCAGAATCTATTAGAGCAATATTATCAGGAGGGTACTATTTCAGATGATCAGTACACCGCAGGGATAGAAGCTAATTCAAAAGCAAGAATAGAAATAGACAAATTAGAGCAGCAAGCCAAGGTGCAAAATGCTGAATTATCTTCCCAATTGTTAGGAACTATTTCGGATTTAGTCGGTAAAAATACGGCAGCAGGAAAGGCTACAGCCATAGCTGCTACCACTATCGATACCTACCTAGGTGCGCAAAAGGCTTATGCATCTCAATTGATTCCCGGTGATCCATCTTCCCCTATTCGTGCTGCTATTGCTGCTGCTATTGCTGTAGCAGGTGGTATCAAGAATGTTAGGGCAATTGCAAGAACACCAATTCCGGGAGGCGGTGGGGGTGCATCTGCTCCTTCTGTTTCAGCTTCAGCCCCTGATGTTGCTCCTTCCGTACCTACAATCGGATCTAGCCCGGTAACTGCCTTGGGAACTATGATGCAAAATCAGCCTCCACTCAAAGCCTATGTGGTAGAAAGCGAAGTAACAGGAACGCAAAAGCGAGTAGCCGATATTGAACGAAGGGCAGGATTTTAATACTTAGAGATATGGATAAATTACCACTATATAAAATGTTTATCGCCGATGATCTCGATGGCGAAGAAGAAGTTGACTTTGTAGCCTTGGTTGAAAGCCCGGCAATCCAGAGAAACTTTCTAGCATTTTCTGAGCAGTTTGTAGAGCCTAGCCAAGGAGAAAGCAAAAATGACTTTATGCCTAGATGCATCGAGTATATAATTAATGAGGGTAAAGAATCAGAACAGGCGGTAGCTATCTGCTTAAGTTTATGGGAAGGTAGATTCCAAGAAGATTCATATAATGACTACCCACAATCAGCAAAGGATAATGCAGAACGGGGAATCCGTTTGAATGAAGAAATAGGGAATAGATGTGCTACTCAGGTTGGCAAGGTTCGGGCGCAGCAGATCATGAACGGTGAGAACCTATCAATGGATACGATCAAAAGAACCTATTCCTATTTGAGCAGGGCTGCCGAGTATTATAATCCAGATGACACAGAAGCCTGCGGGACTATCAGCTATCTTCTCTGGGGTGGTGAGCCTATGCTCAGATGGGCAGAAAGCAAAATGAATCAAGAAGAATTTAGTGCGAACCTATCCTTTGCAGTTCAGGATGAAGATCAAAGAATTGTATCCGGGCCGTTAATGATCGCAGATCTACCGATCTACAGAAGGGACGAAGATGGGGAGTACTATGTCATGTTTACCGGGGAGCAGATCAAGAAAATAGTGCAGCGGTTTTTCAAAAAAGGATATCAGGCAAAGGTAAACATTGAACACGGTAAAAAAGCCGAAGGGGTTTATATGTTTGAAAGCTACATCATAGACAGGGACAGAGGGGTTAACCCTCCTACAGGATTTGAAGATGTGGCAGATGGTTCTTGGTTCGGAAGCTTCAAGGTAGAAAATGACAAACTCTGGGGCGAAGTAAAAGCCGGGACATTCAAAGGCTTTTCTGTGGAGGGTTTATTCCGTTATGAAAAGGCGGGGATGATTGTGCAAAAAGAAGAACAGATCATGGCACAGATTTTTAAAATTTTGGAACAAATTGAACAATAATTACTAACTAAATATTTACAATTATGAACGCAAAAGAAGCATTAGTACAGATTAAGCAACTTCTGTTCTCAGAAGCAGAAAAGAAAGCAGCCTTCGCTTTGGTAGAAGGTAAGCTAGTAGATGGCACTATGGTAGCCTACGATCTTGAGACTTCAGAGATCTACGTTATTGGTGAAGATGGGGTACAAATCCCTGCACCTGTGGGAGAGCATCAGCTTGAAAGCGGTGAGATCGTAATCGTAACTGAAGCAGGTAAAATTGCTGAAGTTAAAAAAGGCGAAGAAAAGAAAGTAGAAATCGAAATCGAAGCAGCCGAAGTAACTCCTGAAGAACCTAAGAAGGATGAAGCAATGGCTAAAGTAGAAGAGGCCATGGGATACCTTGAGAAAAAGGTAGAAGAACTAAGCGCAAAGGTAAAGGCGATGGAAGACAAAGCAGAAGATGTGAAAGAAGCGGTAAAACTATCCGCTCAAGTTCTTGAATCATTTGCAAAAGAGCCAAGCGACAAAGCAATCACTTCGCCAAACCAATTTGCTAAGCAATTAAAAACAGAAAAAAACGAGCGTTTTAACAACCTTCAAAAAGCATTTTCAACACTTAAAAAATAAACGACAATGGCATTAGACCTTTCAGCATTAACAAACTATGTGAAGGAGAATGAATTGCAGCTTACTTCTGCTGCTATCTTCTCAGCAAAAACTGCTTCTTTGATCGAAGCACTAGGTAATGTTCAGGTGGGTGTGAAATCCGCTGAGACCATTAACATCATGACTACTGATGCAGTATTCCAAGCAGGTGGCACTTGTGGTTTCAATAGTTCAGGAACTACTACTATCACACAGAGAACCATCACTGTAGGAAAGATTAAAATTCAGGAATCAATTTGCCCTAAGACTTTCGAAGCTAAGTATACTCAAAAGGCTTTGAGAGAAGGATCTACTTATGACTACATGGCTTACGCTTCTGAGTATTCTGCACAGAAAGTAGAAAGAATCGGTGCTGCTCTTGAGACTGCTATTTGGCAAGGTAATACCGGAAGCGGTAACGCTCAGCTTAACAAGTTCAATGGCTTTGCTACTATCATCAGCGCACTAGGTTTTGGTGGTGCAGGTGATCCAATTAACGGAAACTCTGCTAACGTAACTACATTAACTACTGCCAATGTTATCGCAGTTGTAGATGCAGTATTTGCTGCCCTTCCTGCTGAACTTTTGGACAAAACAGATGTAGTTATCTTCTGTGGTAATGACACATTCCGTGAGTATATCCTTGCTTTAAGAACTGCTAACTTGTTCCACTACCCTGTAGATGCAGCGAACATGGAACTAGTAATTCCGGGAACAAACGTGAAGTTGATCGGTGTGAATGGTTTGAACGGAACTGACTACTTGTTTGGTTTGTCTATGTCAAATATGTACCTAGGTACTGACCTTTTGAACGAGCAAGATCGCTTTGAACTGTTCTATGCAAAAGAGGCTGACGAAATGAGATTCGTAGTAGAATTCAAGATGGGTGTACAGATCGCCTTCCCTGATCAGGTAGTATTCTGGCAGAAGGCTTCTTAAATAAAATCGGGGAAGATGGTGGCGTCTTCCCCTTCACATTTTAAAAATATAAAGATATGCCTTGTGCTTTAACTCAATCATACACGCTTGATTGCAAAGATAGCGTTGGCGGTTTAACAGCCGTATATTTTGCACCTTATGAAGATTTGAACGTGGTTACCATAGCAGCCGGAGTAGTTACTACTTTGACAATGGATGCTACAAAGAGATTCTACAAATATGATTTGGTAAAGGAATCTTCAAACTTCGCTGAGGCTGTGAATACGAATGTGCAGAATGGTACTATTTTCTATGCTCAAACTCTTGAAATTGTTCTTAACAAATTGCAAGTAAATACCCGAAATGAGATTGTTCTTTTGGGAAAAAACAGACTTGCAGTAATTGCTACAGATAATAACGGGGAAAATTGGTTCTTGGGTGTAGGTAATGGTTTGGATCTAACAGGTGGAGGAAGTGCTTCAGGTACTGCCTTCGGTGATAGATCAGGATACACTTTGACCTTCACAGGAAACGAAAAGGAACTTTGTCCAAAAGTGACTGCGGTTATTCCGATTACTTAATATTTGGTTTAGGTTAGATGTGAAAGCACCCTCGATTCTGGGGGTGTTTTTTTTTGTGTACATCCTACAGGGTTTTTGTATTTAAGGATATGATCGCAATACCACAGGGGGCTAATTCTTCTATTTATGTAACCCTTACAGATAAGAGGGAAACGAATAGCAATGTCTATATCTTTAAATTTAAGCATGAAGTAACCAATGAGGAAGTGACCTTGACCTTAACGGATATTAGCACATTCAAAGATCGTGTATCAAAATTTGCAATCACCACAGCAAACTTTGAGAATAGAACCATCGGATTCTGGAGATACAACGTGACCCAATCGGGAAGCGGTGCTGAAATTATCGCCACGGGAAAAATGCAATTGACGGCACCTAACTTAAGCACAGCCGGGGTGATAAGATATAACGGTTATAATGGTGACTATAAAACCTATACCACAACATGATAAAATTCCTAAAATTTGATGAAGTGCCTTTGCCTATTTACAAGGAAGT